GGTCTGCTCCAGCTCGGGCACGCCGCGGCTGTCCACCGCGCGCCCGGTGAGCACCTCGCGCGCGAACCAGGTGAACGGATATTCTCCGTGCGCAAAATCCAGCAGCGCGCGCCGGCAGGCCGCCTCATCCACGAAGCACGAAAAGGGCAGCGTGTAGATGCCCGGCACGTCGTCCTCGTTCACGGCCCGGAACACGGCGGTGATGACCTCGTATTCGCCCTTGTGCAGGTCCGTGCTCATCTCGACCAAACGCAGGTTGTTCGCGCCGTCGCTCTGCACCGCGTTGCGTTCGTAGAGCGAAAAGCCGGTCTTGCCCTCGTGCTGGAGCACGGCATCCACGAACGTGTCCGTGTAGGGCGCCGAGCCGTAGCCGGTGCTGGTCTTGCGCGCCACGAGGTCCACCTCGGTGAGCCATTCGCGCAGGAAATAGCACCGGGCGCGGCGCGGTTGCGCGGTGTTGAGCGGCACGAAGATGTCCTGAAAGAGCCGGTAGGCGCACATCTCCGGGCGGTTCACCGCCACATATTTGACGGGGAAGCTGGCCGTGCCTTTCTCGCGCAGCTCGCGCGCCACCTTGCGCGCGCGCGCCGGCTTGAGCGCGGGATAGGCCACGCGGCACCAATCCGCCGCGGCGGCTTCCTGTTCCTTGTCCAGCAGCACGGCCTTGAGGCCCTCGACGAAGTTCGGCGCGGATTCCCGCGTCTGCCCCGAGTTGATGGCCGCTTCGGTGATGACTTTGCCGAGGTCCACCAGTTCCATGCGCAAGGCCTCCTCCTTGCGCCACCACACGCCCAGGACGGCGGCGGCCGGCGAATCCCCTTCCTGATACTGGCAGAGCCGCCAGATTTCGCGCACGTAATCCGCGCCCAGCTGCGTGAAGAGCACCCAGCGCAGGAGCGTGTTCATCCGGTCGGCCCAGCCGCCATCGCGGATCTCCATCGGCTTCACGTTGAGCGCGGCGCCGAAGGCGGCGGCGGTGAGCACCAGCACGTGTTCATTGGCCAGGGCATCGGCGGAGCGCACGCGGCAATCGCGCGCGCCCTCGAACGGAAAGGGCGCCTCGCCATCGAGTTCATCGGCGTGCTTGAGGCCGTCCGGCGACTGGCCTTCCCATCTGCAGAAGCGGATGTCATCCGCCCATTGGCGGCGCCAGGCCACTTCGCGCGCGTTCTCGCCGGTGAGATATTTGATCTCATTCTTGAACCGGGTGAGGTCTTCGCCCTCGATCTCGGCCGGCGAGCCGTCGTCATGGGTTTGATGGATGGTGATCGGCGGCTGGCCGTTGACGGAGTTGGGATGGGTGTCAGTGGTCATAAGGAGGCGCGAGGGGTGAGGGGTGAAGGGAGAGGTTTAGACAGAATTTCAGGTTTGCGCTTCAGGTTTGCGCCTTCGGGTTTGAGGTTCGCGACGATGGATTGCACCTCGACGGCGAGGAACCAGGCGCGTTGATGTTTCTTCACGTTGCGGCGGCCGGTGCGGTGCGGGTCCGGCAGGTAGCGCGGAGTCAACAAATCGCATTCGATGAATTTATGCAAATCCCGCTTGCCGACGCCGAGCAGCGCCATGACGTGCCGCGCGCGCAGGAGCTGGGGCGCATTGCCAGGCGGGTGGCCGGGCGGGTGGCCGTTGGTCTCGGCAGAGGGGCGGAGGGGCGGAGGGGCGGAGGGGAGCGGCCCCTTTTCCCCTCTTCCCATTTTCCCCTCTGCGGGTTTCGCGGACTTCGCCGCTTTGGGTTTGCGTTTCAAGATGGTTAGCACGGTGTCAATCGTTTGAATTCAATCACCCACACCCACGGATTCGTGGCCCAGCCGAACCCGCGATCAGCATTGAGCGAGTCCCAGAGTTTACGGAAGGTCGTCTTGCGCGTGCCGCAGTCCACCGCGCCATCTTCGTGAACGACAGGCGCACAACCTTCCGCCATCGCATCCTGCTCGCTGATGTCCTGCACGCGCTCCACGCGCACGCGCACGATCTCCAGCGTGAGCCGGGAGGCCCAGCGGGGCATGTGGATGGAGGGCTTGCTGACATAATCTTCGACTTCTTCTTTGCGGGTGGTGGCGAGGTAGTGAATCGGCTGCTCCTGGTGATCGTGTCCCCAGAGGTTCGGCTGAACCATGAATGCTTCCCGCACCCACAACCGCTCGCCCACTTTTCCGTAGGGGCAAACCGTGTCCACCAGCGGGCGTTTCACCACCCGCCGCGTCTGCGTCTTGCGCCCGTCCAGCACCGCGCGCACCATCTCGCCGCACAGGAGGATCGGCCGCTCCTTGAACCTCGCGTCACGCATAGTTCCCCCCTCCCACCGACTCGAACTCTCCCGGCCCGATGTAATCGCATCCCGCCAGGAAATAATAGCGAATGTTGTCAATCGGATCCTTGGTCGCCCCCTGCATGTTCGTCTTGCCTTCCTCGCTCACACCCGTCCAGGTGGTGAGCGCGAAGATGGTGTTCACGCACTCGCTCGAAATGTAGAGCTTGGGCCGGTTGAAATAATCCACCGGCCGTTCCTCATCGTAATCCAGCGCGTCATTGATCTTCTGCACCCCTTCGTTAATGCTCTCGCGCGTGTCCCCGCCAAGCGTCGGCTGCATCACCAGCCCGATGTCCTCGAAATCCGTGAGCAACGTGGTGGGCCGGTCCCTGTCCATGTTTTCCTGGCCCTGCTTCCATTCGCTGGCGAAACGCGAATCAATGTAACCCTCGGCGCACGGTTCCTCCGCGCCGTTGAGGGTGTCCCAGGATTTCACGAACTCGGAGTGGCTCATGCCGGCGGGGCATTCCTTCTTCGCATCCGCCCAGCCTTCCAGCCGGGCGATCTCCTCCTTGTAACGGAGCGTGCCCCAGCCGAAGGATTTCTGCGCCGGCCCCGGCCGGCCATCCGGCTTCTTCCCATCCGGCAACGCCCACGGCCCCGGCACGCCCACGCCTTCGATGTAATAATTGCCCGGCCATTCGCGATAGATGTAAACCGCCTCGGCGGTGTGCCGGAACCAGGTGATGAAGAAATTGCGCCCGGCGGGATCGATGATGCGCCGGTCCGTGCCGTCCTTGGGGCCGGGGATGAGGTCCGGCCGGATGACGTGAACCTTGTCGCTGAACTTGGGAAAGCGCGCGGAGTGCAGCTTGGTGGCGATGCCGTAGAACCGTTCACGCCGGCCCTCGATGGAACGGTTGAGCACCTTGGCCGCCACGCCCTTGGGATTGCCGTAGGGATTGTCCGACGAATGGAAGAACACGCACGCGCGATTATTCGCCTCGCAGCTTGATTCCAGCACACGCGGCACGCGCTCGAACTCGCGGCCCGGCGGCGGGAGAGGTTGCGAAGGTTTAGGCATGGATGACCTCCAGCGGACTCGGCACACTCAGCGCCTCGGCATGACAATACCCCGCCGTCGTTTCGATCTGCGCATGGCCCATCGCCTCCGACAGCGCCTTGAGGTTCACCCCGCGATTCAGCGAGTGTGTGGCGTAGGCGTGCCGCAGCTCGTGTGGGGTGACGGCGAGGCCGAGCTTGCGCCGCGCATCACGTACTGCCCGCTGCACGTTCGCCTCGTGCATCCGGTAGCGGACAATGCCGCCCGTGCGCGGATGTCGGCACGGTTGATGACTCGGGAAGACCCAGGCCCACGGCCATGCGAATTGATACTCTGGATATTTCCCCGCGAGTTGGTGCGGCAGCTCGACCGGCACGCGCAACACCTGGTCCCGTTGCCAGAGCGCCCGCGCATAGACCAATTGCTCGCGCAACTCCTCGACCACGGAACACGGCAAGGCCACCACGCGATCCTTGCGCCCCTTGGCGCCGAGGATGAACAACCGCGAATCCTCGAAGGCAACATCCTTCACGCGCAAGTTTAGCGGCTCGCTCACGCGCAGACCGCAACCGTAAAGGAGCTTCACGATCAATCGCGTTGGGTAGCCGCCAACATCTTCAACGGTGCGCAGCAATGCCGTAGTATCTTGGATACTGGGCGCATGGCGCAATTGCGCTGGCCTGGTGGCGCGGAGCGCATCGACATTGCCGAGTGGCTCCTCCAACACATCCTTGTAAAAGAACACTAGCGCATTGAACGCCTGATTCTGCGTGGACGCGGAGACATTTTGCCGCGCGAGTTGTGTGAGGAACGCCTCGACCCGCTGGACACTTCCGCCCGCAGGCTGCCGGTCGATAACAAACCGGCAGTAGCGCCGCAGCCAATTGGCATAACTGCGTTCCGTCTCCAGCGCCTTGTGTTGTCGGCGAGCCACGCCGATTAACCTCTGCACCGCTTCCTCAGTTTTCATAAATCAATACCCGAACCCGCTACCCTTTCCCAGTCGGGTAATCACTGTTA